GATATGCAGATTCTGACATCCCAAGCTTTTCAACCGGTCCGAAAACTGATCTAAACCTTTTGAATCGTTGTCAAACTTTGCCGAATATTCGGCATTGCCGACCATGGCGGATGCGTTAAAGGTCAGTTTCGATATATCCAATCCTACGGCGTTACGCATGGGATTACCCTTATATGCGGATATTTGCCTGCATATTCGTCGCAAATCTTCCCGCAGCCGTCCGGCGAACCGTCATCGACCAAAATCATTTCATAATCGGCAAAATTTTCGGCAAGCACGGAATCCACGCAGCAGCGAAGGTATTTTTCCACATTGTAAATAGGGACGATGATAGAGAAAATCATAAATATCAATACGTTGTATTAAGATGTTTGCGCGTATGCCTCAAACCCGCGCTCGCAATGCGTTTGCATCCGCACCCTGCAACTTGATAAAACTTATTGCTTTATCAAGCTATGGAAACCTGTTTCCCGAAAGACGGCGCAGGATGCCCGTTCCCTGCAACTTTGCCTTATTCCGACATCAAATGCCCCAGCTTGTCTGCTTTGGTTTGGAGATAACGCTCGTTTTCCAGATTTTCCCCGACGTGCAGGGGAATGCGTTCGACCACGTTAATCCCCGCATCTTTCAGGGTTTGGATTTTTTCGGGGTTGTTGGTCAACAGTTTGACCGAGCGGATGCCCAGATATTCGTAGATAGATTGCGCCAAACGGAAATCGCGGGCATCGACGGGCAGCCCGAGTGCCAAATTGGCTTCAACGGTATCCATACCTTGTTCTTGCAGATGATAGGCGCGGATTTTGTTAATCAGCCCGATGCCGCGTCCTTCCTGACGCAGATAGACGATGATGCCGCGCCCCTCTGCCTGTACCGCCCTCATTGCCGCTTCAAGTTGCGGTCCGCAGTCGCATTTTCTCGAGAACAGCGCGTCGCCCGTCAGACATTCGGAGTGGATGCGCGTCAACACCGGATTGCCGTCTGAACAATTGCCGACGGTCAGCGCGACGTGTTCCTGCCCGTTTGCCTCTTCAAAACCGTGCATCGTAAATACGCCCCATTCGGTCGGCAGACGGCAGGAAGCGACATGGTCTAATAATTCAGACATTTTCATCTCCTTCTGCGGCAGTGATGCCCAAAAGTTGCTTCAAAGGTTCGGACAAAGCCAAGGCAAGAGCCACCCATTCCGCCTGCGCCGCCGTATCCGCACACTCTGCGCATTCAAATTCCACATGAACCACGCCCAATACACCGCCGCTCTCCGTGCAAACGGGAATGGAAATTTGCGCCGCCGAAGCATGATTGCGTTCTCCCGAAAGCTCACCCAAATTCAACCAACGGCGTACATCCGAGGCAACATTCATCCAACCGCTTTGCGCCGAACGGCAGGCAAGCGAAACATCGGTAATATTTCCATCCTGCTCCCATATGTTTTCCAAACCTTCGCCCTGTTGGGACAGGCACACCAGCCGGAGGGCGGCGTTTTCAGACGGCATCAAGGCATAAACCGCCGCGCTCCGCACACCTGTCGAGCGTGAAAACACCGAATCCAAAGCCATAAAAAGCCGTTTCAGGGCATCTTCGCGGACATCATCGCACGGCAGGTAATCGGCAAGTTTCCAACCCTCATCATTGCACCACAAAACAGAACGGTCAATCGAAGCCATCCCCATATCCATTACCGTCTGCGCCGTCAGATACGCCGCCCGAACCTCGTCAAGCGGCAGCTTCAAACCCTGAGTCAGCAGAAAATCCTTAATCAAAGCAGCAGGCATACCCAAATTCCGTCAATAAAAACAAAAAACCGCCCGATTCCGATGCCAGGCGGACGAATAGCGGATTTTACCGCTGCAAAGCATAAGCCTCAACTATTACGTCCAAAGCCTTGCGCAATCGGACAAAATCTGTATAATCTCCACCCTTATGCGGACGTGGCGAAATTGGTAGACGCACCAGATTTAGGTTCTGGCGCCGAGAGGTGTGAGAGTTCGAGTCTCTCCGTCCGCACCAAAATTTTTATATCTTTCATAATGTTATATGCCACTTGGTGCAAATGTGGTGCAAATCACATCACCGGGCGTTTTTCTTTTTGGCGGTCTAGCCATCCTTCGACTTCTTCTTTTTTCCACCAAAAACGTTTCTTCGATACGGATATTCGCGCGGGGAAATCCGGACGCGGTGCGTACCGCTCTAAAAATGTACGCTTTTTTACGGATAAAATATCTGCGCATTGCTGCGGGTCTAGGTATTCGCTATCCATTTAAAACCTCCAAACTTAATTATATTTACGCCGCCTGTTTTTTCCGCTTCCGGCGCGCTTCGGCATCCGGTACCGGCTCGGATTCTTTGATGGCGCGGACGTAGTGTTTCCACGCGGCCGTTTCGAGGGCGGCTTTGAAGCGGCAGGCGGTTTGTTGCAATAGGCGCAGTTCGCCGCCCGTGATGTATTCGGCGTAGCCGCCGGCTTTTTTACGGTTGTTGTGTCCTTGAAACGTCATGGGTTTTCGTCCGTTCTCTGGCTTGTCCGGGTGTGGCGGAGCGTTTGCGGATGCGGCTGACGCGCTGCGGTTTGCCGTCTTCGCCGCGCTGAAAAACGCTTGTTCCGCCGCGCCGGCAGCCGTGCCGCTTATGCCTGATGCCGTGTTTGAAGCCTTTTGTGCCGGAATCGTGATACACGCAGGTCCGGATGTGCGTCCTCATGCCGCCGCTTCCCTGTGCATGAGGCTGATCAGGTTTGCCGTCCGTTTGAAATGTTCGGTCCAGTTGAAGCAGCTGAAGCCGGCGCCGTTGTCGCAATGCCGGATGACGTCTTCCGAGTCTTTTACGGCCCGGACCAACGCGCCGCCTTTGTCCGCAACAAGCATTTTCATCATCGGCCGGCGCACGTCGCTTATCCGTCGGGGGCGCACGGGATTCAGCGGCCTGCCGTACATCGCCGAAAGCTCCTTGTCCGCCTGAATGCCCACATCGTAAAGCAGGTTCGCGGCGTGTAGGATCCGGCCTGTAAATTCCGCGTACGGCATTTTCAGGCGGCGGGCTTCCGCGCGCGAATCCGCGCCGTTGACGACTTTGCCGACCGCCGAAATCAAACCGCCGTCAAGTTCTAAAAACGCCATGGCTTTCTTGGCAACCCGCACGGCCAATGAGTATGCCGATACTTCGGCTATCAGCCGTGCAGGCGCGTCTTTCAGAAATTCTTCGTACGCGGCGAAGAGATTTGACAGCGGACGCAGCACGAGTTGGCGCTGATTCGGGCTAAGGTCGTCGAAATCCTTAGTCCATTGCGCGACCGCCTGCGATGCTTCGCGGCAGGCAAACAGTACGCTTTCCTCGTTCGCGGGGTCGTCCGTGTTGCAGTACAGGCCCAAGCGTTGCACCTGTTTGACGATATGTTCGGCGAAGTTGATTAACTCCTGATTGCAGGCATAGCGCATATCCTGCAGGGACAGCCGCATCATGATGCCGCACGTCAGGGCTTCGTCTTCCGATACCTTTGCGCCCGACAACATCCGGGCGATGTTTTCTTTTTGCGCTTTTGACCGGGCGGACAGCCGGTTCCGGTCAACGTTTTTTACTGTTCCCGCGCGTTTGACGGCGCGTTCCTGCCGCGTTGATTCCTTCGCCGCGCGTTTGGCGGCAAGCATCTGTTTTGCCGTCGGTTTTGTTGCTACTGTTTGCATTTTGTTTTCTCGATTTTTTGATGCCGTTCTCTCAATGCCCAATCATAAAGCTGTATCTCTCACGGGGTCGCCGAATTTAAATTGATAGTTCATGTCTTGTTCCATTAATATCAAACGCAATCTTCAAACACCTCAATTACATTTTTTAAATCGCTAATACCATAATTTATTACATCCTTTAGAAATTCCAAAGAGGTATCCGCTTCGTCTGCTTTATCCCTAATTTCGTCTATATAACCCTCTAACGATTCAGGCTCTTTTAATGCTTCTTTGCATAAGTTATCTATTACCCTTAATGCGTTTTTTACATCTTCCAAATAGCTCATTTTTTGCTCCTTAACTCAAAATGGGATGCTGTCGTCAACATCTTCTACGGTTTATCTAATCTGCAAATTCTTCCGCCCTTCAATCTTCGCGCCTGCTACTTGCCGACCGCTTTCAATCGCTTTTCTGATGGCGGTTTTGTCCGGTTCGGTTTTGACGGCCTCACGCATAAATTCGGCGGGGATTTGTGCTTCGTCTAAGATCACGACGGCTTCGGATTTGCGGAACGAGGCTTTAAAAGTGCCGTCGTCCGCTTTGATTTCGGTAATGCCCGCCGCCTGCATATTGCGCGCCAAGTAGTCTTTCAGGCTTTGATTCCGCGCTTTTGCCGCCTTGAGCTTCCCGGTCATCCGCCCGATATGCCCTTCAAGCATTTTTTCCGTGATTTCTTGGTTTTTAATATAAGCGATAACGGATTGCGCTTTGACCTCGAACTGCCCGATAACGGCTTCCAGCGTGTCTTCGCGCTCGGTTTCGCTGTCGAAGTAGTAATCAAGCGCCGCCTGTACGTCTGCCGCGCACCGGCAGAGTGTGAGGGCGGTCATTGTGCCCCTCCCTCATATTCGGCAACCGCTTCGCCAAGCGCGGCGTGTATGGCGTATGCCTGTTCGATGTTGATGAATAGGTCGTCGCTGCCGATGGTGATGTTGATGTAGCCCTGTTCGGGATTGGCGGCGGCGCCAATGGTTTTCCCGTCCCATTGGGTCAGGTCGATGTTTGCCATTTTTTTGTTTCCTTTCTCTGTTGCCGTCCGAAGCAGTTGCAAACTAAAAATCGACTACTGCTTCAGAGTGCGGGGCCCGCCCGCAGGGCGCGGCGTTTGTTTGCGGTTTTCCGTCCGGTTTTACGCCCTGACGGCGGGCTTAATTAAAAGGGATGTCGTCCTCGATGTCTTCGGCAGGCGCGGCATTGCCTTGGGGGTGTTCCGTCCGCCCTTCCGCCGCTTGGGCCTGTTTCTGCGGCGGCGCCGGCGGTTGGCGGCCGTTTACGGCTTCGGCATATTCCGGGCTTTTGGCAATCTGCTCCCTCAGTTTCTCGTTCAGGAGGCCGTAATTCGCCCAATCGGGGTCTGACAGGTCGAAGGCAAAAACGGCGTTGTCCGGCTGTTTCGGGGTGTAGCTCTTCATCTTGTTGCTGATGGCGGAAATGTTGGCATAGGTGGTTTTGCCGTCGCTGCTTTCTTGGTGGGCGATACTCAACAGGCAGGGCTTGCCCAAAATATTGCGCAAATCGAAGTTGTCGCGTTCTTCCGGTGTAAAGTCCCTTCCGCGCCAGCTTTTGAGGTCTGTTGCCAGTTGGCTTTTGCTGTGCAGGCTGGCGGTGTACCGGCGGCTGATGAGGTAGGGCCTGCCGTCCGGCATCAGCATTTCCGGATCGCCTTCCGGGTCGATTTCCCACTGCACTAAAATCTTGTGCTGCCGCTTTTGTTCGTTTTGGTACTCGACGAGCTGCGTACCCAAATCGATGATGCGGATGCAGGTGGCGTGATGGCTGCCTGCCGGGCATGGTTTGAAATTGCTTTCGTCTTTCACACTTAAAATCAATGACATTTTCGGTCTCCTGTTAAAGGTCGTTTCGTCTATCGGTCTCGCGCTGTTTTATGCCTTGCGCGGCGGCGTTACCTGATAATGCTTTTAATGTGGCCTTCTGCCTGTTTTTCGGTCATCCGCCGTGTTTCGGCGGTTTCCGGGCTTTGCCGGTATTTGATTTCTTCGGGGCTTGGTCCGTACGGCTCTGTTTCTCCGCCGCCGTTATAAGCGGTTTCGGGATGGAAGCTCATTCTTTACCCCCCGGCACTTCCGCATCGCCGTGCACCCGCCGGCAACCGGCTTCTTCTTCATCGGCATTCAGGTGCCGCTCTTCCAGCCAGATCTCGGCGCTCAATTCCGCAACTTCCGCCTGCTTTTGAGCCAACGCCATGCGCATTGCCGCAATACCGGCGGGTTTTCCCTTTGCCGTACGGCTTCCGCCTCCCTTGGCGAATCCGAAGGCATAGCCCGCCGCCAATACCGCCGCCAATACCGCGAACTTAAACGCAATATTCCTTGTCTTCATTTCTATTTCCTTAATTTAAAAGGTTTTAATTGCGCACCGCGTCCGCTAAGGATGGTACGGACCGTGCGCCGTCGGGGTTATTTGCGGCTAAAATCTACAAAAACCGCCGCCGCGCCCACTCGCCGACTGACGGCGCGGCATTCCTATGCCCGCTATGAATTTGCCAGCCTGCCGATGTTCTCCGCCAGCGCGAACCATTCCCGCTCGTCTATCGCGTAGTTCATCGCGGCTTCGGTATCTTTACCGATACGGGAAGCATCTTCCGTAAGGTACGTTTCCCAATCTTCTTGGGCGTAAGGTTCGCCGTCCGCATCGCGGACAAACTCCCGCGCCGATTTTTTGGCAATCTCAATCAACCCGGATTCGTGCAGGCGGCGGTTTTCCGCCTCCCAACCGTCCAAAGCCTGCCGCATATCCTCCCGCGCGTAATATCTTTCCATCCCCCAATCGGGGCTGCCGTAAGCCGCCGTGCCGTAATATTTCACCGCCTTCGTCCTTTCCGTTTGAGAAAACCGCCCGCAGCATTCACTGTTTCGCCGTGCCGTTGCCCCGCTTTGAAGTTCGATACTTCATCGCTTTGTGCTATCCCCGGCTTGGCAGATATAGCTTCGGGCGGTTTTAAGGTTTAGCCGTTGCCATAGCCGCTACCGTTGCCGCTACCGTTGCCGTTGCCGTCGCCGTCGCCGTTGCCGCTACCGTTGCCGCTACCGTTGCCGTTGCCGTCGCCGTCGCCGTTGCCGCTGCCGTCGCCGTCGCCCTTGCCGTTGCCGTAGCCGCTGCCGCTACCGCCGCCGCCGACGCCGCCGTAGCCGTTGCCGTAGCCGTTGCCGTAGCCGTTGCCATAGCCGCTACCGTTGCCGCTACCGTTGCCGTTGCCGTAGCCGTGCTTCAATGGTTGATCTAGATAACTCATGACTGGGCGACCTCCAGCGCGGTGCGGATTGATTCAGCCGCGCCGCCTGTTACTGGGATAATCTCAATCGCCTCGAGCCATACGGAATCAAGCTCGCCGCAAATTTGGCTGCCGTCTTGCCTGATGCCGTGTCGTGCGACACCTGACAGGCTGATTGATTCCTTTGCCCACCAGCTGTACATTCGGCGCGCTTTTGTCAGAATCACTTCATTGCCTGCTTTTTGTTTCAACACACCAAACCAAACGCCTGCCGAATAAGTGCGGATGATGACTTCCTTGCCGATGGCAAAGTCGTTGATACCTTTTTGCTCGGCAACTGTTACCGGCGGTTGCGGCTCATGTTGCGGTTCGTCAAATTCGGTTGAAATGTCGGCGCGTTTTACACCCATTGCCGCTTCGAAATCGGCAGCAATGCCTGCAAAGACTTTTATAAGGTCTGACAAACTTTTCACTTCAAATTTATTTGCTTCCATTTTTGTTTCCTTTCGGGGTGGGGTTGGTTTCTTTACAAAACAATCATTACCTTCTCTTTTAAGCCGTCTTTTTTCACTGTAAAAGTGAAGGCGGTGTGATTGATGCTTTCGCTTTTTCTAGTGGTCCATGTCGCTGCTGCGTCGCGGCAGATTTCACCAACTTTCAATAAAAGGCTTTGCCCGTCCTTTTCCCTCGCGCCGACCCGGTTTATTTTGCTGATTAATTCGTTCATCCCGTTTCCTTCAAGTTGTTGTTTGTTTCGATGGGTGTATTTAAACATAGTGTTTAATAATATGCAACAATTTGTTTAAGATTTTTGTTTAATATTTATAAACATTTTGATTATTAAAAGAATTTATTTTTGAGATTTCGCAGGCGCAAAAAAAACCGCCTATTAAGGCGGTTGTTTAGGAAAGAATGCCCTCTGCGCGTGTAGGGTATTTCGATACTTGCGTTTATTATATCATATGATATAATAAACTCATAGATTAGGAAATGAAGAAACCCCGTATCAGCCGATACGGGGCAACCTGAAAGAGAAAGGAGGCAATGTGATTAAGAAAATCCTAATCTGTGTGATTTTGTATTTCCTTGCAAGCTCCCCAGCGTGGTAGGGAAATACAAAACAAGTGATTAACGATTAACCATTTGCAGGGCAGTTAAGGAGGCTGCCCTTCCTCTTATCTTTCCCATACTCTACTATAAGGATTTAAAAATGGCAAATTCCAACAGCGGGCATTCTAAAAAATTGCGCGCGGCAACGGCGGCGGCGGCGACAAAGGCAAAACTGGCAAGCGGCGAATACCGGCAGTTTTCAGTGCAGGGGCGTGCCGAAGACGTGGAGCTTATCCTTGCCGCCGTGGAAAAAGCCGGGGGCAGCCGCGTACAGGCTTTGGCAAAGATTTGCAGGCGGTATCTCGAGGGGCTGTCTTAAGGGGGGTAAGACAAGGTTATTTGGGAATATCGGGCAGGATAAAAGGCGGGTGTCTGTCAAAACCGATGATTTTGATAAAGCCGTCGCAAAGGGTATAGTGAAGGATGTAGGCGGATGTCAAATCGCCATACCTGCCGCCGTTGTATTTGGGAATGCCGATGTGATAGTGCCAAAGGTTGTGCCGTTGGGCAAATCGGACTTTTTCCAGCCATTGAGGATCGTCTGCCGGTACGTTGTCGCTGGATTTGTTCCTGCCGGGTAACCCTGATAAGCCGTTCTGTTGGACGTGTGCGATAAATTCCGCAATTTTTCTGCGGTCTTCTTTGGGGTAGTTTTTCAACGCTCTTTTGAAGTCTTCGCCAAGCAGCACCTGCATTTACTGCTCCAACCATTTTTCCAAGTCGTCGGCGCCGTTGAAATGCGGGACGCTGACAAAGCTGTCTTCAACGGCTGTTTTGAGTTTTTCAAGATTGAAATTGTAATCCGTCTGCGGCAGCGCATGGCGGAAATATTCCCCCATCAGCGCAATCCCTATGACTTCGCCCTGCCGGGTCTGTATCCACGGCGCTTCCTGATGGGTTTTATTGCGTAATGCCCAAGCGGTGTAGCAGCCCTGCTCTTTACGGACACGGTTGAGGACAACCAACTCTTCGTCCGCATATTTGTCCGGTTCGATATGGGCCGCAGGCAATGGGCTGCCGCCGTATTTTTTGTAGGTGCGGTAAATGCAGGGGACTACCGGACCGTGCTGCCAGTGTTCGATATTTTCGGCAAACAGGGGGCGGTTAAGTATGGCAAGGGCGTAGCCTTGTGCGTAATACAGGAGTTTTTGAAGTTTGAGATTGGAGATTTGCTCCCCGTCCTCTTCTTCAAAAGGGGAAAGGAAGAAATCTGCCACGTCGTACGCGTTCAGCATTTTCTGTTTCCGTTGTTATTTTTCTGTATATTAAGGCCGCCGGTCCATTATTTCAAGAAATAATTTGTGCAAATTATCCGGTATCGGCAGGCTGTCCGCGCCGTCGGCATATCGGGCGGATATATTTGAAAAATACTTGCCCTGCCGTTTCAGACGGCATCAATCCAACACGCTCCACCAAAATACCCTGCCGATAACGGACAGGCTGTCCAAAGGGGCGGTTTCGTCGGGATAGAAGCCGCTGTTGTGGCTGCGTATCAGCACGCTGTTGCCGGGCTGCCGTATCAGGTATTTGACGCGGAACATGCCGTCTTGGGCAAAGGCGTATATTTTGCCGTCGCGTATGGCGGTTTCGCCCGTATCTACGGCGATTGCCGCGTCTTCTGCGATTTTTTCCTCCATGCTGTCGCCGGTCAGGGTGCAGCAGAAGACGTTGTCGGGGTTGATGCCTTTGCGCCTTAACGTTGATTTGCCGAACGGCAGGCGGTAGCCGTTGTAGTCGGGGATTTCATACGCGCCCGCCCCGCCTTTGAAGCAGCTCTCTTTGAGGTAGGGGACGAAAACATAATCATCGTCGGGCAGCGGGTCGTTACTGCTCCACATCATCGGGCGGTGGATGTCTTTGACTTCGTGCGGCAGGTCGGGGTTGATGAGGACGGGCGTTGGTTCGCTCGGAACGGAATCCAAGTACAGACTGCCCATCCCATATTCTTCTTCAAGCCGTCTGCTTACCTTTTCGCCAAAAGATGCTTTACCGCTCATCAATTGAGATAAAAGGCTTTTGTCTTTAACCGGCAACTTTTTATTTTCAAAGAATCTTTTTAAATTATCGATACGGATGGCCTTCAGATCTCTATTAGTCATTTTCGCGCTCCATTCAGATTGGGATTCAATTTTATTTAGTTTCTGCTAAACAAACAAATATTAAATTTTCTTGCCTATGCGTTTAATATTTGCTAAACTCATTAAATATTTACGGTGAAACTACAGAATGACTCATTCAGAATTTATTAAAACGCTGTCAGAACAGCGTGGTGCAAAAACGGAATACGCTAAAAAACTTGGCTTATCCCTGTCTTTTCTATGGCAGATAGAAAACGGACGGGCAGTAACGCCAAAGCGTCTTTATAAAGACGTTATGTTGTTGACAAAAAATAAGGTTTCTATTTCTGAATTAATTTCGGAGTTCAGGGTTTGTCCCAAATAAAAAGCCCGTCGGGTCAGATGTTAATTGATATAACCGAATTGAAGCGGAAGTCATCCGCAATTTACCGGAAAGGAAAAAAATGAAGAAGCAGGACAGAAACCGCCTGTCGAAGAAAGACAGACGGCTGATTAAAAAGGCGATGCTGAAAGCCGCCGCCAAAGGCTGCGATGAGGTTTACAAAATCGCGCCGGGTTTGAAAGACGGCTTTGAATTACTTGGAAAGCAGCCCGATTAAATATTCGTTATCGGTATTTGGCTCCGATTCTTCGGGTTTTTGATGAAGTGTTCGGATGAATACCGCCAATTCTCCGGCTTGTCCTTTGGCCGTACTGCCGCTTAAGCGGATAGAACCGCTGCGGATAAGCTCTTTGGCGAGTATGAAGGATAAGTCGGACGGCATTTTTTTACTCCGTCGGCCGTTGTGTGGAAACCCGGTTGTAACGGGGTGACGGCAAATCGGAAAGACGGCTGACCGCCCGGACAGACGGGCGGCCGATAAAGAAAAACCCGCACGGGGCGGGTAATCCCCCTGAATTGCAGGGAAGCGGTTCAGGTAACGGCGAAAGGCGATTATGAATCAAAAACAAACGCAATGCAAACAAATTGTCGATTACATCCGTAACAAGGGATGCATCACATCCCTTGAGGCTTATCAGAACCTGAAGGTGACGCAGCTTGCGGCACGGATAACCGACTTGGAAGGCAGGGGCTTCGTGTTTGCCAAGCCGCGCATGAAGGCGGGCGGCCGCGGGAAGCCTGTTACGCATTATTCGATTGTCAAAAACGGAGCGGAAGTATGAGTGCGAGGCTGATGGGGATGGCTTTCAAAACGGGTATCCCGAGGGGGCAGCGTTTTGTTTTGGTAAAGTTGTGCGACTGCGCCAACGACGATGGCTTGTGTTATCCGTCGCAAGAAACGCTGGCGGAAGATACGGGCTTCGCCGAAACCGCCGTACGGCAGCATATCAAGTGGCTGAAGGATAACAATTTCATCAAGTCCGCCCGGCGGCAGAGGGGGCGGGAGAGGAAGTCCGACATCTACCGCATCAACGTCGCCCTGCTTGAAAAATGCTATGCGGAGGCGGCAAAACGGAAGGCGGCGCGGCAGGCAAAAATGTGGGAAGAACCATTGGATTACGAACCTTCGGATTTTGAACCGTCGGATTACGAACCTTCGGATTTTGAACCGTCGGATTACGAACCTTCGGATTTTGACGCTAAGAACCATCAGATTTTGAGCGATGAACCATCAGATTTTGCGCTAAGAACCGTCAGATTTTGCGCTAAGAACCATCAGATTTTGAGCGATGAACCATCAGATTTTGACGGTTCCTTATATGTAGAACCGTCAGTAGAACCGTCAGTAGAACCGTCAGGATCAAATGCGCGCGGCGCGCGCGCCCCTGCCGGACCGCACCCTGCGAAACCGCAAACGGCGCCTCCCGAAACCGCACCGGCGGCGAAGGCGAAAAAAACCGGCAGGCACGAAACCGAGCTTTCGCTGCTTGCCGACTACGGCATCACGGGGCAGGTGGCGGCGGACTTCCTGCAAGTCCGCAAGGCAAAACGGCAGCCGCTGACGGAAACGGCAATGCGCCTGATTGCCGCCGATGCGGAGAAATGCGGGATGACGGCGCTGCAGGCGGCGGAGTACGCCATCGCCAGCGGCTGGGGCAGCTTCCGCGCCGACTGGCTGCAAAACAAAACTTTCGGCAGGTCCGGAAACCGCGGCGGCCCGACGCACAACCAAACCGCCGCCGTGCCGGATGCGGGAAGCTACGGCGATATGCCGACGACGGATTTTTGAGGGGGGGTTCGGATATGGCTTTGAGGAACGCGTCTGATTTCTTGGGGGCTTACGGCGGCGGCGTGCGGGTCGAGCGGAGGCAATGCGCGGAACACGGCGGATACGCGGCGAAAAGCGTTTTGCGCGGCGTGTGGACGGGCTGCCCGGCCTGCCGGAAGCTGGAGGCGGCGGACGAAATGGCGGCATACGCGGAAACGCTGCGCCGCGGGGCGATGCGCGACGCGCTGGAAAAACGCATCGGGCGTTCGGGCATCGCCCCGCGGTTCAGAAACTGCCGGATTGAAAACTACGCCGTCAGCGATTCGATCCCGGGGATGGCGAGGGCGAAGGCGGCCGCCGCCGAGTATGCGGCAAACTTCGCCGATGTGTTGCAGACGGGGCGGAGCATGATTTTTTCGGGCAGGAGGGGCACGGGCAAAAACCACCTTGCCTGCGGCATCGCCCGCGAAGTCATCGCCGCCGGCAAAAGCGCGCTGGTCATCACGGTGGGCGATATGCTGCGGACGGTCAAGGACAGTTTCGGCGGCGGCGGCGGCGAGGCGGGGGCGGTCGGGGTTTTCGTGAAGCCCGATTTGCTGGTGCTGGACGAGTTCGGCGCGGGCAGTCTGTCGGAAACGGACGGGCGGATTTTGTTTTCCGTCGTCAACGCCCGCTATGAGCGGCTGATGCCGATGCTGGTGCTGACCAACCTGACGGCGGAAGCCTTCCGCGAAAACACCGACGCGCGGATCAGGGACAGGCTGCGGGACGGCGGCGGCAAGCTGATTCCGTTCGACTGGGAGAGCTACCGTGCGTGAAACCTGCTTTTTCTGCAAGTACGCGGATTTTAAAACCCAACCGGACACGCCGGTGCGCGGTTTTGCGAAATGCGCGAAGGCGCGGAATGCGGAAGAGCGGGCGAAGCATTACCCGCGAACCAATCCGTGCGCCGCCGGGGCGTTTCAGACGGCATCGGGGGCGGCAGTCGCAAAAAGGACGGCGGTGCTTGGGGAATATCCCCCCGCAATGCGCCGGATTTGAGCGGGAAGGCGGG